CCAAGGTCAGGATTGTAGTTTTGCATCAGTTGTTCGAACCAATCCATACCGCCTCCTGTTGCCGCATTTACGCCCCAACCGCCCGCTGCTTCCGCTATTGGTGCGCCCCACATCCCGCCAGTTCCTTCTAGCGCAGCCATCGCCGCGCTATCGCCTAATGCTCCTGCGCCGCCCCACAGACCACCAAGAGAACCGAGTCCATACGCGCCCAAGCCAAGTGCGGCAATCGTCCCGAAGTCACCAAGGCCGAGAAAACCGCCGCCGCCTGCGCGATCCGCTGCTTGCCGTGATTCCATGTCCTGCTGATTCGCTTGCGCCGCCGCCGTTCTCTCGGCTGGAAGTTGATAATTAGGATTGCTCTGCTGCTGGTATCTCTGCACGATCTGATTCTGGAACGAATCCATGTTCGTTCCATCGGTCATGTGCGAGTTAAAGTAAGTGTTGTGTCCGGCTACTTCCTGCTTTGCGATTGTGTCCTGAGATAGAACACCTTGCGCGTCATAGACAAGCGGGACTTGTTCCCTAGTCGGTTTCCCGGCCTCCTCCCACCATTGGTTGCCAGAAGAACGAAGTTTATCTAGGCTACTGAAATCTATAAATGTCATTTACGCCCCCGTCAACACGCGCATCTCCTGGAACGTCCCAGGACTACCAGGCGCAACGCAGATCCATCCAAGCCGCACGTAGCTCGCTGCAACCCCCGGCGCAACGCTACCTGTAACGGTCGGGTTGCTATCCCAAACGAAATCGCCCTTCGCGTAGCTGATCGCGCTGCCGGAAGGCGCTGCGGTATGGGATGAATACCGGGCTTCGATGCGACCTTCTGAGAGCGCATTCACCTGATTGCAGATCGTCCGCACGATATCCGCAACATCTTCCTTTTTGTATTCGACCGGGACGCGGAAATCGAGAACGAGCCTACTCACTGCCCGCCTCCATGAATTCAGGCACCGTCGCGGAAAGCTCCACGTTGCCTGTGAAACTCCATTGCATCCGGTGCCACCGCGCCTCGCGCAGCACGTCCACCTTGCCCGATGCCTCAGAGGTCGTCGCTCCGGCAGTCAGGGAATCCCCTATGTTCTGGCGGTAGTAGTTGATCATCTGCGCCGTGGACGGAGCCGTGATGTAGCGATTCTTGACCCGCGTCAGTAGCATTTCCTTGAAATCATCGCCAATATCGCCGGTCGTGAAGCTGGAAGTTCCGGTCGTCCCGTCCAGCGTCATCACGTTATTGGTCGTATCGAAAATGGCCGGAATCGGAAAGCCCGCGCTCCAGAATGACGAGTCATAGGTGACGGCTGGCAAGTCGTCGTAGGTGCTATATAGCGCGCCAATATCATCGTAGGTTGTTCCGGGAACGATGTATTCGACGCACGCCTGCACCGTGCGGTCATCAACTCCCCATTGGTTCGTGCGGTAGTTGTAAACAACGCACTTGTCCGGGTTCGCAGAGTCGGCGGTCGGATAGTAGAAGTAAACGAGGCTGTTCAGGGTATCGTGCAGCGATAGAACCTGTTCTGCGCGTTTCTTCATAAGCGCATTGAACACCGTTACCTTGACACGATTAGACCCGATGGGGATGGGCCGCGTGCCGTCGAACGAGTAGAAGTCGTCGTAACCCATGAAGATGTGCCGAGGACTTTCAGGGGTGCCGACATTGACTACGGCCTCTTGGCATGGCGCACCGATCTCGCCCGGAATCTGCGCGAACGCCCAGATTACCGGGGGGCCGACATAGACTCCAAGATACATCGAGCGGTCTTTGTAAACAATGATGTTCTCACCGAACCGCTTCCCGGCGCGAATCTTCCCGGATGATGCCGTCAAAAGCCCGGTTGCGGACTGCGTTGCAATCGCGGGTACCCAATCCGTATAGTCTCCAATGGCGCAACACCACCAGCGGTTAGGCGAGTCGCCGTAGGTCGTCTCGTTCGTATTGAGCGCGAACACGAACCGATGCACCGTCTCGACAATCGCCGCCTTCGGAGCGCCCGTTATGTCTGCAAACGCCGTTGAAGCGGATGCCTGAACGGTGTCGCTCTTGTTCGCCGCCAAAGACACATCCCCGAACTGAGCGAACCGCCAGCGCACATCGGATGCCGCCGCATAAACCGTCGCCCTTGAGCGATCCGTCCATGTCGTTGTGGAGGTCAGTTCCTTGAGTTGTGTCCCGGTTCCTGCGAAAAACCGCGTCGTTCCGTCCAGTTTGGTCAGAACCGCAGCCCCGACACAAGTTCCAGAAAACACCGTCACCCCCGGTGAACGCGCTTCGGGCGCACCCTTCATGCCCTTGATCGATGGCACCATCGCGGCGCAGTTCGTCAGCACCCCGAGGATGGAGGGGTCGCTGTCCGGGGAATAGCCAAGCAGCTTGATGGGCTTCATCCGGCCCGCACCGCAAGCGTTGAGCCTGAATACGTCTCACGGTCAGACTGCGCCTGCAATCTGGATAGGGAATCTGCGTATTTCGCCGCCCACAACTGAACGCGCTTGTCGTTCGCTATGAAAGGAACTGCTTCTAGCAGCGCGGCGAACAAGTACAAATCCGGGTTATTGGTGAAAAGCGCATGCGCACTCGAACTGACCGGCCCGATGTTCTTGTAATAGACGCCAGCCACCGTGTAGGCTGAATCCGGGTACGGGCCGAAAATGAACGTGCTTGCCTCTCTGGCGATGACCTTCGGCTTGCCATCCGCGCTTCGGGTCGAATACTTCTCGTAAACCCATGCCGCAGGACGGCGCTCAAGCCACTGAACGGGCGATGCGTCGATGTAGGCGTACTTGAGATCGATGTACGCCGTTGGCAGCGTAACGGTGCCGGAGGTGATCGCCGTGGAGAACGATGTTTCCATGTCCTTCACGCGAAGCTCGCGGAACAACCGCGTCTCTCCAAGCGTGATGAATTCAGGAACGCGCGATGTCAGATCATCGCGGTGCAGCCAGTTAGCTACGGCTGTCTGGAGTTCTGCGTAAGTCGAAATTGACATTGACGAGCCTTGTTATTTTTTTTATGTCGTCAACCGGCACGTGCGGCCCGGTCGGAAGCGCCAATCCAGTTCGCCAGATTTCGTCGCTCACGTCAAACCGCCCTTTCGCGTACTGTTCAAAGGCCGGGCACCTGTGGAGGGGCGTAAATACCGGCCTAGACTCTATGCCGTTCGCCGCAAGGTGTTCCGCGAGAGTTCGCGGATTCTTGGTTGTGGCTACAAACAACCACTTGCCTTTGCCTGGAAGCGCCTGCTTATACGCCTCGACATTGGCAAGCCTACGGCGCAGAAGATAGTCCAAACGCTCGATCTGCGCAAGCCCGAGCGCCGCCTGGATGTTCGTCATCCGGTAGTTAAGGCCCGGAACCGTGTGTGAATACTCGGAATCGAAGCCTCCGTTGCGCCAAGCCCTTGCTTTTGAAAGTAATTCCGCGTTTCCCGCGATCATCCCGCCTTCGCCGGTAGTGATGATCTTGTTGCCGTAGAAGGAAAAGCAGGCCACGATGCCGCGCAGCGGAACAAGCCCAAGCGCCTCGCAGGAGTCCTCGATTACCGGAAGTCCGAATTCCCGGAAGTCTCCGGCATCCTCTCCATAGAGATGAACGGGGATGATTGCTTTTGTTCTAGCCGTGATTGCGTCAGGAATTCTCCGATGGTCGATTCCCCATGTCTCGGGAGAAACATCAACGAATACCGGGGTCGCACCAACCGCCAATACTGCGGCAGCGGTCGCCCCAAAAGTGAGATCAGGGACGATGACTTCATCGCCTCGCGCAATACCCAACGCGAGTAGGGCCAGATGGAGCGCACCCGTGCCGCTAGAGGTCGCAATACAATCGGCCCCAAAGCGTTTTGTAAACGCTGCTTCAAACTCATGCTCGAACCTCCCTGCGTGAGTAAGCCATCCGGCATCCAGACATTCGTTCACGTACTTACGCTCGTTGCCGCAGAGATCGGGGCACGCGAGCGGTATTACTTGCGCGGTTGCCATTCTAGGCACATAGGACAACGCCGATCAAGCCTGCCAAGAGGAAATCCGCAAACACATTTCCTCAGCCACGAAACAAATGATTCCATGCCAGCCCTGCCCGCATCTCATCTAGCGTCCATTGCTTGTAGGCGAGGTCGTTCAGCCATTGCGCCCGGTCAAGCATCTTCGGATTTTCAATCTCGTTGAGCGTTCGGCTCCCTATGTTCCAGATCATAGATCCTTCGTCCATGCAGATCGCGGGAACGCCGAGAATAGTTGATTCTACGCCTGCGTTGGAATTGAACGTGACAACCGCATGAGCGCCCTCCAGGGCATCAGCCAGCGGGCCGGTTGTCCATTTCGATTCGATTATTTTGTCCAAGTGCTTAACCAATGGATGCGGCCTGAATATGACCTTTCTTTTTGTGCGTTTCTGCAATTCCTGCGATGTGGCGGAAAGCCACGAAAGATGATCGGAGTGATCCACAGAGGCATCCCACGGAACCTGACCGCACAGGATGACGTGATTCCCTTTCGCCCGCCACGGCTTGAGCGATGTTCCCAGAAGCCGCGCCCGGTCATCCGGCATGCCGACGGCGCGGAAGTCAGCCCGCCCGTTCAGTCCATTGAATCCCGCAGCATAGTGATGATTTTCGCCGTCACCCCGGTTGATGTAGCCTGTTTCCAGGACTATGACATCAAGGTTGTTGTTCCTTTGCTGCGAGAAAATGCGCCCGCGCGGCCATGAAACAGGAACGCGGGACTTGTAGACTCCGAAGATTACGGCAATGTCGGACGGCTCATAATGCCAGTCCGTTACCAGCGTCTTGCTCGCACCACAGCCCTCATGGAAGGCTCGCAGAACTCTGTCGTGGACTTCGTTGCCTGAGAGATAGACCCTAACGGTGCGCGACATAGACGAGGAATTTCCCTTGCGTTCCGGGCCGCACGGCGCAGTCGTCCTTGTCGATCTGGCACCACCGCTCCCCCACCGTAAAGCCGCACTCAGAGAGAAGCGCATCAAACTGCTCTGGCGTGTAGTGCCGCTGATGTGGATATTCGTCATTTGCGAATGACGAAGCGACGAACGGATAGCATTCCTCGTTCGGGACGGATGCGATCAGAAATTCGCAGCGTAGGGCATTGAGGAACGGACGCGGGTCGTCCAGGTGTTCCAGAATCTCGAATGACACCGCTAACTGATGGGTGAGTACGCTTGATGGGAGTCCTGTTAAATCTCCGACAAAGTATCGCGGCCCCGGATAGTGCATGTTGGCGAACTTGATCGCTTCCTGCGAGATGTCGATTGCGTCAACGTAAGCATTCATGCAGAACATCAGCCATGCGCCGTAGCCGCAACCACAGGCCGCGTCCAGAACCTGCATACCGCGATTGACCCGGTTTGCCGCGAACAGATACCGCTTGATGTGATGGGCGCTGATGCCATGCAACTTCTGCTCCCACTGGCGCACTTTGTTAGGATCGTTCACTGGAGTTTCCAGTAGTCCTCATCACGCGCAATAACAAGGTCTGCGTCCGTACTGCGCGATTCCTTCCTCGGACCCTTCCTGTGATCCATGTAGCGCCCGAGGGCGCTATTCACGAAAGGATGCATGGTGCCATGCGGCAAACCTTCCGCAAGATTCCTGAACTCCCACGGCTGATTGAGAATGTTCCGCACCGCATCGAAACCGTAGCAGTCGTGCCATCCCGGCAGCGTGAAATTGACCCCTGAAACGAAGGTGTTAACGTAGTTGTTGTAGAACTTGTTGGCTATCGGATGATCTCCATTGAAACCGATGAACCCGGATTCTGTGTAGTACCAACCGTCGCGCCCAAGATAACAGCAGAACTTGTCATCCGGCAAACAGTCGTCCAGAAACCCGAACGGGACTTTGGCGTGCGTTACTACATCGGCGTCTATCCAGAACACCTTGCCGCGCATCGTTTTCATGGCGTGCATCTCCATGAACACCTTGCGGGCCTGCCGCGCATCGAAATTGATGTCGTAATTGTCCCCGACGATACCGTGCATGATCGGAAAGCGAAGGCTCCC